GTTGTCTTATTGTTGTTGAGTTTGATCTCGGAATAATTGTTTCCGAATGATCCAAAGTTTTTAAACTTTACTGATACAAATTCAATCATTCTTCTTCCTTGGACAATGCATTATTGTAAGCTGCATTTATGATCTCGGCAAGCAATGGTTTTTGAATTGACTTCTCGTTTATTGTTTCTATTTCTTCGTGCAGGAGCTGGAGCGTGTCTTTGTGAATGTCCACGGCAACCAATTCCGGATTTGCAGAAACTTCTTCTGCAACCACCAACTCTGCAACACCAGCGTCATAGAACTTGTCTAGATATTTTTCAAATAGTACAGGCTTTGTCTTGTTCTTTACAAAGATTTTTACATAACAATCCTTGAACTGGGAATGATCTAGTTTTTCTTTGTTGTCTTCGTCATAATCAATCGTATGGAATAACTTTCTGGTATTCTTAACAAATGTAAGAGTACGATCCTGAAAGTCGAAGACATGGAAGCCCTTTTCTTCCCAAACGTCAGAAAAGCCCATTTGGTATTGCGTTCCGAGATAATGAATATTATCACGGCTAGACTTAATGTGATAATGCCCAGTAAGAACGTACTCAAACTTATCGAAATGCTTGGGATCATAACCTTGCTCTATGAATACTCCACGGATGCTTTGAAAACCAAAAAGTTCAAGATGGCCTAGCAACACCGAACAAGTGTTGTCTGCAAGAAACTTTGCTGCTTTATCTTCATTCTCCGGGTTTATCCATGGAAGCAATGCGACACAACCGCAGGAAAGATGAACATTGGTCGGCTCTGAATAGACTGACCAATTCGAATAATGTCCAGCGAGTTCCTGCAAGGAATTGATCGAATTGGTATTACGATAATAGGTATCGTGGTTTCCACAGATGATGTGGACTTTGATGCCCATCTCAAGTAGTGGGTCAAAAAACTCTTTTTGAACTCTGTGAAGCGTTTTGAAATTGACATATTTTCTTCTGTCAAAAAGATCTCCCAAATGGAAGATAGTCTTGATGTTGTTTTCCTTCATATATGGAAACAACTGTTTAGTGAAGAACTCAAGAAAGTAATCAAGAACTATGCACGAATCATTCTTGAACCCAAAATGGGTGTCGTTCAAAATAACAGCACGCATTATAAATTTGTTTCCAGATATAAAATTACTTTTTTAACAATTTCTATATTATCTTTAAACAAGCCAAGTCCTAAATTACAATTTTTACACAAAAGTCCTCTAACTTTTCCATTTTTATGATCATGATCTACAGCAAAAGATTTACCACTTGAACATCGTTCAGTGTGGCATATTGCACATTTAAAATTTTGTTTTTGTAATAAATCATTATATTCATCAAGAGATATTTTATATTTTTTTTGTAAATTATTATTTTTCCAATTATTTTTGTTTTTTTGATAATACTCTTTTAATTTTTGTTTTGTAGTAGTTTTATTATTGTATTTTTTATAAATTAATTGAGTTTTCTCTTTATTTTTAGATCGCCATTTATCTTTCTTTTCTTTAGACCTATAAGGAGCCATTAATTCAAAATTTTTTAATTTTGTTTTACCTTGAAGAATGGCACAATTTCTACAACTATGATTTATAATATATTTTTCATAAGAACTACATCGTGGACAAGCAGTTTTACTTGTATAATATTTTTTATTTTCTAATATTGCTTTTTTTCTATTTAAAGACGATTGAAGACGTTTATTGCTCATGTTCAAAAGTATTTAAAGATCAAATGGATCTGGCTTTGGCTTTCGCTTTTTTCTTTTTGTCTTCTTCGGCTGACACATCTCGTCAAATCGTTCCATGTCGGAATCAGTCAGTCCAAAGAAGTCTCGTCTGCCGATGTCCATTCCTGCATAGGTTTCATTGAACCAGTTTTGGAAGTCTTTGTTGTTCTGTTGTTCTGCAAACTTGTACTGAACATACTTTTCCTTCTTTTCCTTGTTGATGATACGAACAAAAGAAAACCAGCATATTTGGGTCAAATAACCAAATGGGCTGGTTGAAAGTTTGGGATCAAAATTATCGATGTATGTTACGCAGTTTAACACCGCATCTGATACCATCTCGTCTCTGTATGGATAGTTTGCAAAGTTTGGTCTGTATGATAATCGACTTGCTATCTTCAAAACACACTCACCTATATAATCTGGTAACTTTGGCTTTTTTCTTCCAGAGTTGTCTGCGTCCTTGCACTTTTTTTTGTATTCAACCAAGGCATCGTAGAGTTGCTGATTATCTACATAATCAGCATCCGATGGCTTGGCTTTTTTCTTTTTGGTCTTTTTCACCTTCAAAATATATCACAAACACCAAAACAGTCAACAAACTCTTTGTAAAATAGAGTTGTATCCAGTTACAAACGAATAGCTAAAAAGTTTAAACTTTTCAAGTATTTTTGATAAATGGTCTTGATTTGTCAATTCATTATTTTCAAAAGTAATTTTTTCTGCGAGCAAATTATTGTTTTTTACACAGATGTCATAATATGAATCCAAGATTGTGCAATCATGTCCTTCAGTGTCAATTTTTAAATGTTTGATAGAATCAACTTTATATTCTTTAAAAATTGTATCTAAACTTTTTACTTCAACTTCATCACATGATATTAGTTCGTCGGGAACAACAATACCAAAAACAAAACCCTTTAGTACTGGGTGTGGTGATCCTACCGAATTACACCCTTTTAAAAAATTTGGATAGTTGTGTTTTTTTATGTTATCTTCGGACAAATAAAAAATTTTTATTTTGCCATTATAATTTGATACAGCACAATTTATTTTTATGACATTTTTTTTATTGGGCAAATTTTCAAGATATCTTGCAATTGGCTCTATTGATAGACCAACAGCATCTTCAGAGCATTCTTGAATCTCTGTTTCAAAATCTGAAGTTCCTATTTCGATAAAATCGTATTTCATTTATTTTAACAGTGAAGAATGTATGTACCAATCTTCAAAAATATTATTTTCATGTGAAACGTTTTCTTCTTTAATTATATAACCCAAACTGTATAGATACTTTTTTGCATCATTTTTATACGTGTCACCTACACGATACAGATCATGTTCATACGTTATGATATCAAAATTATATTTTTCAAGAGGTAAAAAATGTAACAATCTATTTGTCAATTCTGGTGGCTCTAAATCCAAAGAAAGATAATTAAATCGTTTTTCTTTTTTATTATGTTTATTTAAAAGTTTATCAAATATAGATTCATAATCTACTGAAAATGCGTCTTGGTTTATAAACGTACTCTTTCTTTCTTTCCAAGCAATATTCCATCTAGAATCAATTTCTATGCTTATTCCGTCCCAATTATAATCACTCTCCAATAAAAAAGTATTGTTTATATCTGTTGGATTTCCTGCAGCTATATCTACAAATAAACCATTTTTTAAAAAGTTTGTTGTTTTTAAAACAAATAAATCTTGTTGTCTTTGTGAAAAAGTTTTCATAAATTTTGTGTATAAAAGTGTGTTTTTGGTCTGTCTTTAAACGCTTCAATCATATCACCATCCCAAATTGTAGAATTAAAATAAGAACTTATGGAGTTATGATCTATACAATATATGTCTGTTGTACTTTCTGCAAATAAAGCCATACAAAAACCAAAACTACCACTACCTATAATTAGTTTATTAGAACAAGCACCATAATGAACTGCCTCTATTGGATTTGTGCATTCAAAAATGTGAGTGTTTTTATATAATTGCTGTAAATTTTTTATTATATTGCTACCTGGATTATCGGTAGATATTGTCATAGTATTATAACTTATTTTATCAATTTGGTTTTTATAATATTCAAATGGAAGATTCCATGAATGTTGTTCCACATCACCCAATCTAACATGAACAAATAAATCAGGTTTATTTTCTATTTTTTTTGGTATTATGCTATCTTTACAAAAATTTAAAAAATTTTTATTTGAAAATATTTCTTTTTTTTGAAAAAACCCATTTAACAATAAATTTGAAGATATGGTTTCTAAATTTAAATAATCTAAAATATTTGAATCATCGACAATTTTTTGATTTGAAAAAGTTTTAAAACCAGATGTTTTTATTACATTAAAACTTGGTTCTAAATTTATATCACCATCAAATTTCATATCAAATTTATTAGAGAGATATTGGCCAACCAAATATTGTATAATATTATTACACAATCTTCCTCTATAATTTATTGAAATTGACATGATTAATTATTTAAAGTAAAAAAATAATCTTGGTGTGTGCCATCCCAAGTAGGGTTATCATTTTTATTAAAATTTGTTAAACATTTAAAACTATAATTAAAACTTTTTAAATATGAAATTATTTCTTCTTCATCCCATTTATATATTTCAATTACAAAATTTTTAATATTAATTTTTGAAAAATCTATACTTTTTATTATATTTTTTTCATAACCTTCAACATCAATACTACATAAATCAATGTTATTTATTTGATGTTTATCACATAATGTGTTTAATGTAAAACAAGGAACTTCAATTAAAAAATTTGTTCCCATTCTACTTCCATTTTCTGACGACATTAAGTTTCCATTAAAATCACCTTTAATAAAACCATTTTTATCAGAAACTGCACAACATTCAATAATAGAATTTGGTCTATTTATTTTTAATACGTCAAATAAATTTTTAGATGGTTCTATTAAAAGACCTTTCCAATTATTTGCTTTTTCTAATAAAAATGTATTTGATTGCTGTATGCCATCATTAGCTCCAAACTCAATAAAAGTTCCATTTTTAAAATTTTTAAAAATATTAAATATTTGTTCGTTTAAAGACATAATTTACTTTCTTTTAAATAACTTTTATCAGTTAGTTTGTGGCATTTTTAGCATTATGTAATTACTGCAGTGCAATCCATTTCTTTCCATACAATCATAATAATGAATGTTGTCATCTTTTAATTGAATTTGTGACCACAATTTTTTTTCACAATTGATGATCAAATTCATTATCGCTTGTTCGTTTGTTCTTGTATTTATATAAGTATTTCCTAAATCTAATAAACGTTCAATCATGTTATCTTCAAATATTGAAGTATCAAAATAATACATTCCTGTTTGAAAATAATCAATATCTAAATTGTAGGTTGTGCTTAAATCGTTATATAAGTCTGCAAAACGATTAGATTCAAATTGACATGACAACTTCCACTCATACGTGGGATAACCATCACAATGAGCTAAAAACCGTTTAGAACAATCTAAATCTATCATTGGCCAAATAGGATTGTATATTCGCATACCCCCATCAATTAACATACAAGAATCCCATTCTTTAAAAAAAGGATGAAAAGTGTATATTTTATGCCATTGAAATGGTTTATTGAAATCTCTTCCGTCTGATGTAGAAATACCATTTAATCGTTGTAAAACTGATGAACGATCTATTGTAGGAAAATATTTTACAATAACATTTGAATCATTTAAAGTGTAATGTTTTAAATCATCGCCAACCATTAATATGATTTTATCACTGTATTGGCCTTTAGTTCTCAATTCAGCAATAGTTTGCTCTGTTCTTGATAAAAAATTTTTATTACAAAATGTGGTTAAACAGTATTTCATAATGCTGCTGCTGTCTGCACTATCTTATTTTTCCAATAATCAAAATCAAGCATCTCTAAATTGGTTTTTGATTTTAATATATTTTTTTGTTCTATTAAAAAATTATAATCGGCAAGTTGTTCCCAGTTGTCTACATAACAAATAGGTAAATCTGAATAGAATAATGTGTTTATTGATTTTTTAACAATTGGAATTGATCCAACATATAAAGTTTCCCATAACCTGTGCGTATCTTCTCCGTTTCCAGGTGGACACACTACAAAATCATGATTGTATATGTTATACAAATATTCATCAAACCCAAATCCATTTTTTCCAAAAATAGATGTTGCGTAAGATAAAGTTTGGCAGACTTTGTATGCTTGACTTCTTTGTTCTACATTTGTTTCAATATTAAAATTTGCGTAAACAAGATTTAAATTTTGTTTTTGTGTATGTATTATTGATTTTATTTTTTCTATTTTTTTAATTTCTGGAAACCATTTTGAATTTTCAAGACCAATTGGCAAAGATTCAATTCTTGCATCATTTACATGAACATTTTGAGCAAACCATTTAACTAAAGTTTTTGGGGCTTTGTTTAAAGAGGCCCCATCATAACGAATTTTTTCTGAAACAACAGCACCGTCTCCATTATGAGAAATTAGTATAAACTTGCTTGAGCCTGTATAATTTTGAAAAAAACAATCAACTTCATTAGTGTCAAAATAATAAATGGATTTATTATTTGCTAATGATATAAATTTTTCACCTTGAATATAATTCATATTAATGTCTTTTGCCAAGAACAAGCGTGAAAATGAACATTGATGCTTTCTGGAACAGCAAAAGATTTTATAAAATTAATTGTTTGTTCATTTAATTCTGATATTCCATGCCTGTGGTCTGGATCAAACATATAAAATAAACGTTTGTCCAAATAAACAACTTTATCTAAATGGGAGTGTTTATTAAAAATTTTTGTAAAATAATATGGTCCAGTTTTTTCCATTGTACTTTGAATTGGATTGAAAGAATTTAAAACTGGACTACTATTTTTTAAGCCTTCTATGTAATCAATACAAATGGGATGATTTGGTATGGATCCTATTAGCCCATTCCATACTTCTGGATAATTTCCACCACTAGCAAAAAAATTATAATTCAACAAATCATCATATTTTTTAAGTTGAATAAAATCATAATCCATATAGATTCCACCATAACGGTTTAAAACTTCTATTCTAAAAATATCAGATTTAGAACCATAATTTTCAGTTTTATCAAACAATTTTTTATTTATTAGAGGAAAATCTATATTGTTGTCATTCCATTCTTTTATTTCATAGTCATTATTAACATTTTTTATAGTTTCTACACAATAATCAAAAAATTTTGGTCTAACTCCTCCAAACCACACAAGATGTATAATTTTTGGTATCATTTAACAAATACCTCGTACATTAACATCGATGTTCCATTCATCTAAAATCGGTTTTAGTTCTTTCTCGTATTCACCCATATTCCACTTTCCCTTTACTATTGCAGTAGCAATATAAGGAAAGATAGAAGAGTCCCAGTGCATCATTCCTCTTTTAGGTTCATTGTTGTAATAATAAGTTGCATAGTAATTTAACCTATTCATGGTTTTTGTAAATTCAACTCCCTCTTGAAATTTGGTATATGGAGTGTTGCGATATAAATTTACATAGTCCTTTGTTTTCCACAAAGTAGGCTGAAAAGATACCGTCGTCACTGAATCATGCTTCATGTCTGGTATTTGAACCCAGTATATTTTGTTCTTCATTGCCAAATCTGTGACATGACCGCATTTTATCAGACGAGCACATGATACGATAGTTTCATCCAAAAAACTTTTTACATATTCAAGTTCATTCAAATTTACATCATCATAAAGAAAAAAATCTTCCTGCATGTAAATCAGATATTCTGTGTCAACATGTTTTTCAACAATATCTGCGATCTCTTGGCAATAATTGTTGTCATCATAACGAACAAATTTATGTTTTGGATATTCATCCGTTGTGATGTCTGACGCTACTAGACTCTTGAATGTTGGAGCATGTTTATCCAACAAATCAAAATAAACTGGCCAAAGATCTTTGCAGTTAGAATGTGTGTATGTAAAAAGTGTTATATTATTCATATTTTTTATTTATTAATAAACATTCAATGTTAATTGAATCGTCGCCCGGATATTCAGGAAATCCTGAATGTGTTTTTTCTATATGATTTTTTAAAATATCCCAATTTTTTTTACCCATATGATGATGTAATTCTATTGCTATAAAAGATATTTTTGATAAATTTTTATTATTAAATATTAAAAATTCAGAATTTTCACAATCAACTTTAAGATAATCTATAAATCCGCCAGCTCTTTCAATTACAGTTTCAATATCAACCATGTCTACTACATCAATTACAGTATTACACCAATGATTTTTTAATTCTATTACATTATCTATTGCATCTTCTAATGCACAAGATCCAGCATCATTATTTGTATGCGACATCAATCGCACATTTTTTTTATTTTCATTTCCTACGGCTTCATTAAAAACAGTAACGTTTGTATAATTTTTATTTTTTATACTTTCATTTAAAAATTTATTAGGTTCATAAGAATGAACTTTAGTAAAAATTTTATTAGCAAGTTCTGTAAAACAACCAGAGTTAGCTCCAATATCTACACAAATTTCTTTTTTAATTCCATCAGGAATTTTATAATGTCCTAAATGGTTTGAGTAATATAATCCCACTTTACAATCTCCTTACTATAAATGCTGTTTTCGACCATATATGGTCTTGTTTTCTTACCATGTACAATCTCATCAATTGCACTTCCTACGTCTATGTATCTGTTGTTTGGATTGTTTGTATACAACTCATGAATTAAAATTTCAGAAAGTGGCCCAGCACTTATAAAAAACAAAGTGTTGTAGTACTGTGTGGCCATTTGTTTCATATCCTGTTTTATTTTTTCATGGTTAACTTCATAGTGATTAACACAATCGTCTGAAATGGCATAATATCTTTGAACCAATAAAGGATCTTTAAGTCTGTGTTCTCCGTCATGAGACGCTATCAACACTATTGGTTCTTTCAATTCAAACATAAATTCTTTGAATTTAGAATAATTTCCATTTATCCAAAGATCAGAAAAAGTAATATTTTCAGATGGTTGTTTGATATGAGACATTAAAAATTCAAAATCAAACAAAGATTGATTTGGACTAGAAATGGCATAATAATAATTTGATTCTTCGTGGTTTAATGTAAGTAACAAATCTTTTCCCAATCTATACATTTTATTATCACAAGACCACTTATCTGCTTGGTATGCTTGTGTGTTAAATCCCACACCAATACCGTTCATCAACTTTACCTCACCATCAGCATATCTTGTATAAGCAAAGTTTTCTTTGTTGATAATCTTTGTTTTAAATTTATAAAAATCTTCAATAAAGTTTTTCACCATATAGATCTTTCATATGTGTAAGTATCTTTTTTATTGCAAACCCATCACCATACGGACAATCAGCATCTACTTTAAAATCAGAACTGAATTGACAAATCAGTTTAGATAGATTATCTAAGTTTTCATATTTAAAAGAAAACACTCCAAGTCCTTCAGTTCTTTCGGTTGTTTTTCTGCAAACAATAGTTTTTTTCTTGAAAAAAGAAGCTTCCTCTTGAATTCCACCGCTATCAGTTATAACATATCTCGCTTCTTTCAAAAGATTAACCATGTCTTCGTATTTTTGTGGTGGAATCAAAGTGACATGATCATACTTTTTACTCAAAGAAACCGATGGATGCATTACGTAAATAAATTTTAAGTTATGCAACGACTTTGCAAGAACATCTATTGTAGATAGAAATGATTCTATCTTGTCTTTGTTTTCTCTTCTGTGTAGAGTTATAGGTACGATATTTCCATAATGTACATTTTTATTGTCTAAATTATCCAATACTGTATTACCGACAACAAAAATTGAATTGTAAATTCCTTCATTTTTTAATGACTGTGCGTTTAATTCACTGACACAAAAATGTACATCTGCCATTCCGGATATGGCTTTACGGTAACTTTCTTCCGGAAAAGGATTTTCTTTGTCGTATGTCCTAAGACCAGCTTCTATGTGAATTACAGGAATTCTATTGTTGAAAGCATTTAATGCAATTCCAAATGTTGTAGCTGTATCTCCTTGGACAATGACATACTTTGTTTTTTCGGTCACAACACCATCACTCAAACAATTTACCACAACATCATTCAATCTATTTGATGTTTTTTTATTAAGACAAAAAATTCTGTCGTAATAGCAACCTTGAATTAAGTCCGTGTGTTGTTGTATTTGAACCAACTCTACAGACCAATGCATATTTTTGATGCTTTGGTACAGTTTGTACAACTTAATATATTCAGGACGAGTCCCGTAAAAAATTGAAATCATGGTTCTTTGATGAGCTTGAAGCCTTCATCTACTGCACGACATAACTCCATTCCCATCATCTGTCCAGCAGACATTTGTGTTCCATTTACATTGTAAAGATTCATGGAAATTGCTTCATTGCTGTGTCCGTAATTTTCTCCCTTGATGCTCCCCCACATTTCAATGTCATTTTTTGGATGCGGTGGAACATAAACACCACCGTTAGTATATTTTTGAATCATTTTTGCAAAGTGAATGTCTTCGCCTACAATTGGAATATATCCTTTTGGTGGCATTTCTCTCCAAAAAATTGGAAGAACATCTCTATGAAAAAACCAACAATGACCAACGATGTCAACCTTTTCAGTTTTCTCGTTTGGTTTACACCAACCAAGACGCTCAACCTTTTGCCAACTATAATATTTGTCTCCAAAAATAACACCAACAGTTCCCAACAATCCTGGATTTGTCTTGTATGTATCAATGCAATTTTGTATCCATTTAGATCCTGGTATGGTATCATCATCGAATATGCAAATGTAGTCAGATCTGCAATTTAAAGCCAAACTAAATCTAGCCCATACACCTAAATTTTGATTGCAATCAATAAAAATGACTTCATTTTTTAAGTGTTCTGCTATGGGTTCGGCATCAGATTTGTTTTGCCAAACAAATATTTCTTGGATTGGGTGTGTTTGTTTTTTGATTGCTTCCAGTTGTTCTGGAAACCATCTTGTGCGTCGATAAGAATTTAAAATTATTGATACCGTTTCCATTAATAATCAAAACCACTGTTTGGTGTGGTTCCCCAATATTGTTTTGCGTAAATTTTGTCAGATCCTGTGTACTCAATACCAGAATAATGTCTTGGTATAAAATACCAACTAGGATAGACTGTAATAGGATAAGTGTTCAGATAAACCGTATTTGTAAGAACAAGTGGTCCTGTAATGGACCAAGTTTCCAATGGATGATAATTCATATTTTCATATGAAGATATTCTATCCATAATAAGTTTCATCAATTTACAATTTTTTATGCAAGCAAGATAACCGTTTGACATCAATCCTTTTCGACATTCTTCGTTTTCCCAGCAGCAGAAAGAATCATTATCAAGAAAAAAATCATCCAAAGGATTTACGCATTCTGCATCTGCATCAATAAAAAATCCACCATGGTCGTATAAAACTTGATACCTCAAAATATCAGCTTTTCCTGCCAATGATGGACACAGTTCAAATTGTTTCTTGCATCTCATCTCGGGTAAGTTATCATCAGTCCATAACTTATGTTCCCAAGATGGGTTTTTGTCAATCCAAGTTTGTATAAACTTTGTTGGTCGTTTTGATTGGTCGCCTAACCAAATTTGATGAATAATTTTTGGGATCATAAGTACTCACAATAATATAAGACATACTAAAGAAATGTCAAATATATTTATTTGACTTTATCTAAAGATACTCTATAGTTCTCTTAAAAAGAACTTTAAAGAAGAATACTAAAGATGAATCTAGAAGAACTAAAGAACTCTATAACTAAAGACTCTCAAATAGACTCTACAGAACTAGGTATAGAGTCTCTTAAGATACCTCAAATACACTCCAAGTATCTTAATCAACTTACGGATCTTAAATTACTTTTGACAAAGTATCAGCATGACTTTGCCATTTTGCGTTTGCGTAAATGGAAAATTTACACTGGCAAGGCTTCTGAAGAAGAACTTGCAGACTGGAAAGAAGAACCGTTTGAATTGGATATTTTAAAGACAGATGTTGATAAATTCATGGACGCAGATCCAAAACTCATTGAACTTAAGTCAAAAATTTCTGTCACAGAAATCAAAATTAAAATGGTGGAAGAATTTTTAAAAGCAGTGAACAACAGAAATTTTGCCATCAAGTCCGCCATTGAGTGGAATAAAATGATGAATGGCATAGTCTAAATATTATGTGGATATTGAAGTTGATTCTATTGATGAAGTTCGGTATTATGTAAAGACCGACAAAGGCATAAAACAAGAGTTAAGGGACTATTTTTCATTCATGGTTCCAGGTGCTCAATATATGCCTTTATACAAAAAAAGAATCTGGGATGGAAAAATTCGTCTTTATGACATTCTTTCTTCAACTCTTCCCCGTGGATTGAAAACTTATCTACAAAAGTTTTGCCAAGATAGACAATACCAACTAAATATTAAAGAGACAAAGAATCCTCTATGCATCACGGAGGACAAACTTTTACAGTTCTACGATTCATTGCAGGTTTCAGTAAAAAAACAGGCAGTGAAAATGCATTCTCATCAACAGCAGGCCATACTGCATGCTTTGAATCAACACAGATGCGTGCTGATTTCTCCTACTGGTTCGGGCAAAAGTTTGATCATATACGTCTTGGTCCGGTTTCTTCAATCCGTATTAAAGTCAGATCGGAAAATACTCATATTGGTTCCCACGGTTGGTCTGGTGAATCAAATGGAATCAGACTTCTTTGATTACTCAAAGAACGATAAATCTTGGTCCTGCAAGAAGTATATTCAAAAAATTATGGCTGGGGCAGAAAAAGAACTCAACAGACAGGTTGTAGTTTCAACATGGCAATCTATATACAAACTCCCCAAGAGTTGGTTCGACCAATTTGATGCTGTGTTCTTTGATGAGTGTCATCAAGCCAAGGCAGAATCAATTAACTTCATTGGTCAAAAACTTTCAAAGGCTTGGTTTCGAATTGGTACTACAGGTACGCTAGATCAAGCACAAGCACACAGACTTAGCATCGAAGGTATTCTTGGACCAGCAATCCAATTCATTCAAACAAAGGGTTTGATGAACAAGGGTTTGCTTGCAAAACTCGGCATAGATTGCATAATTCTTAAATATACTGATGAAGAAAAACAATTCATCAAGAAACAGAAATACATTGATGAATTGAAATGGATCGTAACGAATGAAAAGAGAAACGAATTCATCAAAGAACTCGCCCTCCGCACCAAGGGGAATACCCTTGTCCTCTTTAATTACGTCGAAGACCACGGGAAACCACTCGCAGCTCTCTTGGAAGCAGCGGGAACGGATCGCAAAATATATCTCATACACGGAAAAACAGAAGCAGAGTCAAGAGAATACATCCGTAAAGTCATCGACAGAGAATCAAATGCCATTTTGGTGGCCAGTTTTGGCACGACTAGCACTGGCATCAACATTGTCAATCTTGACAATATTATTTTTGCTTCACCTACTAAATCGATTATAAGACTACTCCAAAGCATTGGCCGTGGTTTAAGAGTGTCAGAAAAGAAAAAGACACTCAAAGTATATGACATTGTTGACGATCTTTGCTGGAAGTCACACAAGAATCATATCTTTAGACATTTTGAAGAACGTGTGAAGATTTACAAGAAAGAAAAGTTTGATTACACCGTTCATTCAATGTCGTTCACAGACCTTGGAAAAAATAAATAGTAAGGAAGGGAGGACATGTTTATGTCCGATTCACTTCCTGAGAATCCTATCTCGGGCACACTTAGAGTTGTGAGGTTGTTGACGGGAGAGGAATTGATTGGTTTGGTCAAGGATGTGTCCCAATATGAAATTAGCATACGAATGCCAGCCCTCATGGAGAATTATGCAACCAAGACTCCTGAAGGTGATGTCATGGAATTCGTCAAACTTGTAAATTATCTTTACAACATCAAAGGATTTGAAATCTTGGTTCCTCGTAACTCCATAATCTACATGGGAACTCCAACAGATGAACTTACTGCGATGTATGAAGCATATTTGGTGTTAATTCAAGACAATCCAAAATCAGCAATCGCACCAAACAATGTTTACGGTACTGGAAATCAACAAGGTTTGGAACTTTTAAATGATCTTTTCAACAATGAAGATTTTGTCGGGTTTATTAATGATTTAATGGAAAATTTTGAGGCTGCTGGAGTAGATTTGGGAGATGATGGAGAAGAAGAAGAAGCCGACGTAGAATCGTTTATAAGCCCCGAGGAGGAGGAAACGCCTCCGAAGCCACCCAAGCGAAAGAAACGCCGTAAAACGAAACCAGAGACTAATACGATGCCTTATAAACCGGAGAGTCCACCAGAGGATCCGGAAAGTTGGTCAGACAACCCTAACGACTATCTTTAATTTTCGTCACTTACATCAGATGGGACTGCGTCTTGACCATCTATCCACATATCGTAATATGAATATTTGAAACTGCATGTGGCTTTTTGTATGATTGCATCACTACTATCCGCCTGAAATACCAAACCATTTAATTTTACTGGAATGATGTAATGAAAAGTTGTTTGCAAAACTTCGCAATTGTTTGAAGGATCAAACAAATAAAGATTTGCTGAGTGATGCCAATCTTGGTATAGAAGATTATGGTCAACATCGTTTGTAATATTTGTAATGTTTCGAATCCAAGAATACAAATTTTTCCAATTTGTAAGATCCGAATCAACAATAAATTCAACATTCAATAGTTCAAAGTTTGCACTCATGGTTGGTACCGGAATAGTCACACCAAGAACCGTTGGCTGATTTTGATCAGGAATTGATATTCCCGGCAAATTTGCACGCTGACACATGAGTTCCATCTGTTTGGTTCCACGACCAAAGATCAGACGGAAATAACTGTTGTAGAGTGGATTGATGTTTGATGAACAAAGACTCATAGAAATATTTATGGTAAAACAAAAACCTCCCGATTTCTCGGGAGGTTTTCGAAGGTTAGATTAACTTACCAATCAGAGAGTATTGCCGTGTAGGTTCTTGACCGAGGTAATACGGTAGTATTGGTTCAATCCTGAAGTCAATGTTTCACCATCTGGTTGACCACTGCTGTTGAGGACGAACGGATTAGCTACTACGCCGTAACGGGTCTTGAAGGCAATGCGTGGTTGGAAAGTATTGGGATCTACTGCACGGACCATTTGTAGCGGTACGTAGGGGCAGTAGAAGAGACCAGCATCGTATGGAGACTCACCCTTATAACCAGCAACGAAGAAGTTTAGTCCAACTGGGCTATATGGGTCGATGTAAACACGGATCTTACCGGAGAGGATACCAGCAAAGGTGTTTTGGGTATCATCAGCGTTAATCTGAGGAGCGATTGCGGGGCTGAGGCTCATGAAGCCAGACATGGCTAGAGCAGCAGCGGTATCGCTGTCACAGATGATGAAGTTACCCTTACCACGACGGGTTTCCTTGGCGATGGTGTTGCACTCACGTTCGATTTGGAAGCTGAGGCCACGGAAGCGTTCAGCAGACCAACGACCGTCTGAGTCAACGTCAAGATCGTATTCACCACCAACGGAGAGATCGGGTTGTTGTGAACCAGCTCTGGCAACAAAGTAGATGCTGCGAACCACTTCGCGGTTGATCTCAGCGAGAATTTCGGTGCTGAGAAGGTTGGCGAGTTCGGCTTCAGCGTCTAGACCGTGAACAGCCTTGAGGTCTTGTGCCAATTCGACGGTGTAGTTGCTGCTTAGAGCGCGAGTCTTAGCTTGGACAGCAACGCGGTCAATTGAGAAAGCCATTTGGTTCCAATTGGCGTATTCGGCACCAGCATATGCAGCGAGTCCGGTCTTGCCGATTTGTTCGCCTTGGCTGGTGAGAATACCGCGTAGTGCATTGACGCCTGCGCTTGTACGATATACGGCACCGAAGCTTGTTCCGCTGATCAAACCAGCAGACAAACCACGGCCAGCTTGGAATTGAGCGGATAGAGTCCAACCTGAACCACCGAATTCTGCTTGTGGTTCTTGGAACATTGCTTCGTTTGCTCCAGAATAAGCAGCAGCCTTATTGCCTTGGAGTTGATATTGAGCGCGCATTGCAAAGATGAGGCCAGTTGGAGCGGTCATTGGCTGAACGCCGCAGATGTCATAGGCCATCAAGTTTGGCATAGCACGACGAACCAACGAGATGAGCACGGGATCATAACCAGCAACATTTGGTGTGTTGGTAAATGATTGAGGCATGCCCAAGTTGTTGGAGCTCATGTCTTCGGTCAAGTGTTGTGAACGAAGAGCTTGCTCTTGGTTTTCTAGAAGGACGGCAGTGACTTTCTTGCGATAGTCATCTTGAATCTTGGGGAGTGCATCGTGGCCGAGCACGGGATCCCATTTTTCTGTTAAAACGTCATATGGTGTATTTTCTGCGAATTGCATTTTAGTGTTTTCTCCTGTGAGTGTAAATATTTAGTAATAGTGAAATTTAGACCTTTTTATTGAGTCTACCCAACGCACCGACGTAACCTTCTACGAGGGTAGTCGGGGCAGTTTTGACTGGTGCAAATGTTTGCTCTGGCTCAACGGAACGAGCAGGAGCGCGAGTTGCGGTGTTTAGATAATTGTCCTTGATGGCTGTTAGTTTCTCACGATATTCATCAACTGAACCGAAAGAAACGCTTTCCATCAAATTTTGAAGCTTGGCAATTTGAGTGTCTGCGAGGTCTCTTGTCTCAGCGACAAAGATTCCAGCGCATTCAGTCAATTCAATTTGCTTCTTGAGTTCGATACTGGCATTTACGGACTCGTTGAGTTTGTTTTCCAACTCACGGTTTTGAGCGTAAAGTTCATCAAGAACATTGTACTTCTCGTTGGGAACGTCAATGTAGTGGTTCTCAAAGAGGTTCTTTAGACCACTGATGAAGTTCTCGGCAATTTGAGTCTTGATGCCTTGTTCAACGGCTACAGCGTTCTCGGTCATCCATTCTTCGACTACGTAGTCAAGGTAGTCATCCACCTTTTCTACGAGTGATTCGGTGACATTCTCAAGATATTGCTTGACGTTGCCGTCAACACCTTGAACGATGTGGGCAACGGTCTTTTCAACGCGGTCAGTGACAGCGGCTTCAAAGATTGCCTCTAGTTTGCTGACGAGTTCTTCTGAAGCGACTTCTTCACCGAGCAATGAAGCGAGAGCAGCGCGGAATTGTGCGCGGGCTTCTGCGATCATTTCCTGATCTTCAACGCTTTCTTCGACTTCGGTGGGCTCTTCTTCTTCTGTTTCCTCTGTCTCCTCTTCCTCTCCGGAAGATTGAGCAGGAGCGGACATTGCTGGAGCAGCCTTACCCATCATGCCCATTGAGTTGGGGACGATTGGGGCTGGAACTCCGGGAACGGCAACAGCGCCCGTGGCAACTGGTGGGGCGGTCATTGAGCCCTTTCCGGTTGCATCGACGGAACCCTTGCCGGTTGCATCGTAATCGCCTAGACCCATGGCTTGCATGGCGGCTTCTGAAATAGTTTGTTTCTTATTTTTCATATTAAAAGGATCCTTAAGTGTAAAATTATTTATACTCCAAAATATTTAAGACTTTATCTTGTTCTACCTCCAAGTAGACCATAAAGCCAATTAGATTGTGCTGCCTGTGCTTGTGGTACATAAATTGTAACTGGGGGCTTACCAGCACCGTCTACCACGTTTGCGGCATATTCGGGACCAAAGGCAGCAGCTTGTTGTTTTAAGTGTGACATACCAGTCAAATCTTCCACAGCACCGCCCAATCCACTAGCAATAACTCCTAATGCTCCACCGAATCGGCCACCTGTTTTTTGCATAACTTTACCAACAATATTAGCAACGCTTCCAGCCCCACCAAAAGCTGCCAAAGAGCCAATATCTCCCCAAGTGGCTTCAGATGACGGTCCCATTCCATATTTGAGGACATCACCCCAAAATCCAGATTCAGTGGAAGTTTTTGGTTTTTCTTTCTTTTTGCCATCTTCCACCGCATCTATGCCTTTACCTCTGCCACCAAAAGCCATTTTTTCTAAATCAATTTTTTCACCTTTTTTGGATTTTAATTCCAATGGACTTTTTATGACTCCTGTGGTGCTGAGATCTGAGCGTGCTTCGGCAAAATAACGTTTTCTGTATTCCTTCAAATTTACATAAACATTGTCATTTGGATTGCTTTCATTTTTGTGTTCAAGCAATGCACATAGATATGTTTTTGTGTTTGAAGGAATGCTTATCATGACAATTTCTTGAAATAGTTATTGAAGACCTTTACAATGTTTTCTTGAAGATCTCTTTTTGAGGAATTTTTGATAAGTTTAACGGATTGCTCACGATCTCTTTCGGTCCACATTCCGTTTTCAAAAATCCATTCCTTACCTTCCATGATTCCATTGACGAAAGCATTGGGAGCAGAAGGATCTGCGACGATATCAATAGCGGCCAACATGAAGTCTTCTTGGACTTCTTGATATCCATTCTTGGGACGAAGTGAACCCATTCCACGGGTGGAAACACCGAGTTGAGCACCCTCATCAATTAGATTCTTGACGATTCTTCCCATTGGAGTGTCAAGGACTTTTGCCTTTCCATAGACATTTTTGCCGTCTTCGTGAAGAGTTTTGATCATGTGAGAAACCCGGTCAAGGTTGACTGTTGGGCCTGTGGGGTGATTCAATTCTCCCATTGCACGGCCCTTTTCAACATACTCGGTAATATAACGACCACATTCCTTCTTGAGTATGCCGCTTGGATAGACTCTGCCGTTGCGATTCTTTACATCAGATTGCATGAAAACACCTTCGATGAAATATGTCTTTTCACCGTTTCCGATGTTTTCTTTGATATACTTGATATCTTCAGTTAGTTCCGTTATCAGTTTCATTGTTTGTTCCTAGGATTTTTTTGGCAACGGTCTTGTATTGCTCTTCAAGTTTGCTTCCAATCTTGGAATAAAGAACTTTTGAAGTTGTTTCCTTGAAAGAAACCGCGTTTTCTTGAATTGCATTTTTTAACATGTCTCTGATTTCGTTTTTCATTGTAGTTTCCTGGTTTCTTGTGCAAACTTAATGTGTTGCTTGAATGTTGTTGTATTATTAAAAATTTCTTGAGTCATTCTTTTTCTGTTTTCTGAATTCAGAGACTCAAACAAACTTTTTACCAATTCCTTTTCATTTTCAGTAATATTTATAACAGAATTATCCTTCAATATTACTTTTCCACCTTCAAAATTTTCCATAAAATGAATAAATTTTTGTAAATCTGGTGTCTCTTCGGTAGACTGTTCGTTCTCAAAAAGACGATTGGAGACTTCTTCTCGTACTGAAAAAATGGATTCATTCAGTTTGACAGCCAATGCTTGTTCAATGTTTTGCTTGAAGTATGCTTCATTTTCAGAAAGCATTTCCTTGATTCCATTTTTTAAAAGTGTTTTTGAAATATCCATTTTAACCCTCTGATTGCTGTTGTTGTGCTTCCTGAGCCTGCTGTTGAGCCATCATTGCCAACTGCTCTTGCTGCATTCTCTGTCTGTCAACTTCCATTTGTTTGTCCATTACACGCATGTCTTCCTCGCTTTGACGAAGAATATTTTTTCTGACATAATCGGAAGAGAAATATTTACCAATGTAAGGATCGACAAATTGAACCATCTTAAGACGCTCTGCAAGAATTTCTGCTTCCTTGAGATCCCAGAAATAGTTGTCGGTATTGAAGACATAGTTGATGTCTCCCTTCAATTCTCTCCAATCATCATCGGTCATGACACCCTTGAGAAGAAGTTGAACTCTCAACATGTCGGCAAATAATTTGGTGAAATGATGCCGAATTCTGTCAATGAATTTATAAAACTTTACTTCTTCTCGGGTGATTTCAACAGATCGTCCCATGTTGAAACCCGTGGATTCAGATGTCAATCGGCTGATCGGGACATTCAATGACATGTACAACTTCTTCTTGAAGTAGTCAACGTCTTCGATCTGGGACATGGCCTGACCACCGGGAAGAGTAGAAATTTCTGTTCCTCTTGAACCTTCACGGCGGGGAAGCCAGTAATCCTCAAGCACCGACAAATGGTTTCTTTCATCACGAACTTCGCCGGTTGCTTGGTTGTAGATTACACGGTTGCGGAAGCGACTCATCATGTCGCGCATGTACTGCTCGGCCTTTTGCTTCGGCAATTGTCCTACGTCAACATAGAACACTCTGCGTTCAGGTGCGCGTGCAATGCGGTAAACTAGAAGAGCATCTTCTAGTTGTCTCAACATGTTCAATGGACGAATGGCTTTGTGAAGATAGCCAAGAACACGCTTGGTGTTGAGATCTACGATTCCTGAAGGAACATAGACAATGCTATCCAACGACAGCTGAAGACCACCTGGACCAGTCAACATGTAGGATTCTTTGTCAGTGTTTGTATAAAGGTAATACTCTTCAATGTCCTTAATCAATGAAATGGATTGACCTTCCAAACGCTCCATTTCTTTTTTCACTTTGCGAATCTTTTTGATTTTTAAAGGATCAACCGGAAGTATTTCTTTGATTCCGTCAGTTGGTTTTTCCTTGTCAATCACAATGTTGTAATAGACTTTTGAGTCAATGTACCATCTTCTGAAGATCTCATATGATTTATTGTTAAAATCAAGAAGGTGAAGAATTCTTTCAAATTCTCTATAAATTTTATTCTTGATTACGTCAGAAACAGGAAGATTGCTTAGATCTAATTTTACTGGCTTTCTGTCAGTCCCTAATACAATTGAAGCATTTACGATTTCATCTATCGCGTTGTCAACTTCCGGATAGATAGACATGTTTCTGTATTGAACTACCGATGCGCTTTCATCACGCATGCTTGCAGCGTAATCAAGTGCAGTTCCAAAGAATCCACCAGCCTCTACCGTTACGGTTCCATCATAAATTTCAGGAGCCGTAAAAGATTGCAGTGTTCTTTCTTGTTTCTCCTGCTTTGAAGTTCTTTTCTTACCAAATTCAAATCCAAAAAGTTCTAGTTCCATAATTTATCACGTCCTTCTTGTGATTGGAGTTGTTCCACTTAAAATTTCCATATAATCAAACATGATCATGACTTCAAAACTGTTCATAGTATTGGGCGACATCATATTTAGAGTCAATTGGCCGATCTTGGCGGGCCAACAACCATGTAATACAAATTTTTTCAATACGGTTTCACCATTTAAGTCTAAATGATGGACTTCCCAGTCAGTTGCCTTGTATGACGATTGTTGATTTATCAAAGATGACACATTTGTATTGTTGTTGTTTATGTTGTTTTGCCAGTTTTGAAATGCTCTCCACAAATTTTTGTCACCTGTATCATCCAAAACAACAAATGCCCAACTTGTATATTGTTTTTCACCAGGATAAAAGTATTTTCTTCCAAAATGATCATACGTCAGTGTTGTTGACATTACCTGTGGAAGAATGGTTGAACGAATATGGTATTTTGTAAAACGAGGTGTTCCGACACTGTTTCCACCCGGAATAGTACCATTGACCAAAAATCTGTTTGATCTGGTTCCTCCAAAAAAGTTTGTCTTGAATTCATTTAACATATCAGATTCCCTCTATTTTGATGTTATCAAATGTCAAGGTGGCTGAAAAAGACACAAAATCATTTTCACCCATGTTCAAACCAATTTCACCAATTACGCTTGGCCAACATTTATAAAGATAAATTCTTCGCAAAACTTGATTTGCATTTACGTCTAACTGATCAATTCTCCAAGTTGTTTGAAGGGTTCTGTATGTAAAATCATTGTTTGCAACTCTGTGCGTCCAATGGCCGTCCAATGCTTCTTTCCATCTTTGCAGAGCAGTCCATATATTTTGAGAATTGCCGTCATCGTAGATTCCAACAACCCATGGGCTGTATTGACGATCTCCAGCAAAATTTATTAATCTTCCACGATAAGGGATGCTAATGCTGTTGACTGTAGCCATTGGCAAAGAAGCAGAAACAATCTTAAATTGAGCATCGGTAATTGGAACACTTATGCCAACGGGCCAAGAGGGATAGACAATAAATCTATTGGCTCTTGTGCCTCCATTGAAGTTATTCTTGAAATCAATTATCGAATTTGTCATTATTGTGTGTAAGTGAAGTTAACCACGAAGGAGTCAGTTCCTAGCAATGGTTTGACTACCAAATCAATGTTTAATTGTGATGCATTTGGATTGTTTGTTTCATTACATATAATTTGCGTAGCTGTTGTATCCAAGTAGGAAGAATATGTATCCAAGGCAGTTTGTACTTCACTTACAACCTGATCTCTGGTTGTCTGATTGTTTATTTCAAAGATGTACTTAAATGCAACATTGTTTACTGAATTGATGATCTCAGAACGAAGTCTTGCTGGTCCTATTCTGTCATTTACAGTGATTGGTCCAGTTGCGGCAGTTGCGCCTACCAAATCAGATCCTAAAAATTTTGGAACGTAGTTTACAAAGAAATTTACTTTGTTTGATCTCAAATAGTTTTTAAGATTTCCAGACCATTCGATTGGATTTATAATGCTACCATTTAATACTGTTGCACGATCTAGTCCTGCAATTGTCAAATACTGTTCATTTCTATTTTTTGCTCTGGCAAAAAATCCACCAAGATCAGAAACAGCAGGAATTGTGTAATCAATTATTGAATCACTTTTTAGAAGTTCAACATTTAAGGTATTTGTTTTTAAGCCATAAAGATTAAAAAATTTAATTCCTTGAGTTGATCCAGCAACATTAGATACACCAAGCGCTGCAAAATTTGCCATTGTGTAACCGTTTCCAGTGACACCACTGGCCGATTCACGAATAGAAGGGAAGAAACCAACGGCATATTCTTGGCCAGCAACCCAAGTTGCAATATCAGAAGAAATGTAAGGATCTATCACACAATCAATCAAATTTCCTGAATTTTCACCCAAATATTCATTGAAACCAGCAACACTTCCTGTAAGAACTAAGGTGCCGCCGTAAGCCATGTAACTTATGGCATTCAAAAAATCTTCGCCATTTCGTGTATATTGAATTTTTGAAGTTCCCGGATCAACAAACAAAGCGTAAGTAGAACCACTTGCTGGGGCCAGCAAGCAATTTGTAATTCCACTTAACTTATTTAAATCTTGTACCAGATCTGATGGATTGGTGTAAACAATAAACCGATCAGAAGTTGTTCCTTTTACAGGACCAAGAGCAGAATTTCCTCTTGAATATATCAACCAACCAAACAAACCACCCGGATCTACGCTAGTAGAATTGTTGACTCCATTGAAAACTGGAGCAGTGTAAGTAGATCCAACCTTCATTGCAGCCACGAAAGGTATTGCTAAATTTTCTTTTGAATATTGATTTGAGCTAATAAATGAACTGAGTGATGGCATAAGATCCCTTTTTATCTCAAATATTTAGAATTTCATGTGGGATACCAAACCACTCCTCCCTGAGAAAATGGCTCTTTGTCATCCAATTCATCTTTATTATCCATCATAAAAAGCACATTGTCATCTTCGGGTTTCTGTGCTTCTTCATAATTAAATTTTGCGCTTTCAATTAGATCAGCATAATATTCTTGTCTTGAAAGCCATGCGAAGAACACCAAAGACATTACAAGATCGTCATTGTGGCCTTCTTCAGCCTTATATGTGTTTGCTTTTGATACAAATGTGAATAATTCAGATATAATTCTTTCATCATTTAGCAAAATTTTATCTTCTTCAATCAATCTTTTTAAAATTGCACACCCTAATTTTTTGGTCTGTGTGGTGGTTCTAAGGCCCATTTCGCTTTTTCCGGTTGCAAAACCTTGTGAAAGCATTTGGCCTTTTCTTCCCATCATACGAGTCATCAATACATTTTCATAACCCAAATCATTATAAAGAATGGAAGAAACTTGGCCACCAATGTCATTTGTTTCAATCAAAGCATATGCGTTGTTGTATTGCTCACATATTTTTTTAATAACAGTTGGAAAATTAAATGGACTGATTGTATTGTTTCTATAGGTTGCCACAACTTTGTAAGGTGCTGAGGTTCCATCAATCATGGTGAATGCTGAGAAATCGGAGCCCTGACCCCTAGAAACGTCAGCCTGCAAAAAATAAATTTGATCTTTTTCTGCTTTTGAAAATATTCTTAAACCTTCTTTATCTTCTTCCAAATATTCTTCGGGAGCCAATACATTCAGTTTTGATGTTGAAATAAGAGTATTGGAAGAACCCAAGAAACTGCAACCATACTCCTGTTCAAATTGTTCGGGGCTGGTATTGGCAATTTGTTCTGCAGCCCATTCATCATCTCTCAATTTTGGGCTTCCCGGACTGACTGGGGTTTCTCTCCATCCAACCTCTACAGGAACAAACATGTTTTTTAATTTATGTCCTTGAGATCTATTTGCATCAACCCAAAGTTTATGAAAGTGATTCATTCCATTTGGTGTTGAAACTATGATAAGTTTGGTAGTGGTACCAGCAGAAATTGTCGGATAGGTTGCTGTGTAGAATTCTTCAGCCACATGGCTTGGCAAGAAGGCGTACTCGTCCAACAGCAATAGGTTATATGAGCCGCCACGGATCGCTGTAGACGATGTAGCATCACACATGACTCTGGAGCCGTTTTCCAGTTTAAAGCTCGTCTTATTCCATTCTAGAACTCCTTGTTGCAGAAAATGTGGTAAATTTTCATATGCAAGTTGAAGTTTTGAGAATAATTCTTCCTTTGCAGTTTTCAAACGATTGGCTAGGATTGCAACGTTTACACTTTGAGTAAAAGTCACATAATGGCAAATATAACTGGTAACACAGGTTGACTTACCACACTGGCGAGGCCATTTAGAAATTACAAATCTATTTTTGTGTAATTCGTTGATAAACTTTTTTTGATAGGGATAAAGTTTAAATGGTACAACACCTTTATCCAAAGTCTTTACTTTAATGTATTTTTCACAAAAATAAACAGGGTCATTTGCGCATTTGATGTACTCTTCAAGTTCATCCTTGGTGTATTGCATCTCCACACCAGGAAGTTTGAGATTTGGATTATTTCTATAACCCTGATTATTGTTGTTTTTGCTCATTCACAACCTCTGAATCAATTATATCTTTTTCAGTGCTTCTTTCTTTGTTTATTAAATTTTGTAAATCTTTGGTAGAACCAACAAACACTGAATTATTTGTCTGTTTTACTTCAACCTTTGTTCCTGTTGTGTCTTTTGCCTTTTTGTGAACGTCCAACACATTGTTGTTTAGATCAGCCATTGTCTTCAACAGGATGGCAACAACCTCAAATGCTCTTGGGCTGTCTGATTCTGTGGCTACCTTTAGAGCACTTTCCAAAGCAATATTTCCGCTTCCAATAAGTGATTTCAGATTATCTTGTACCAACGCATAATCTTTTTGAAAATTAGCAGTATCAAAGGTACCACCAGATTGTGGTGATTTTGTCAATGCTGAATCCTGTCCTTCAGGGACATTAAAAAGTTTTGCCAAATTTTTATTAATATTCATGTTTATTCAAAATCAATATCAGTCGCCGTCGTATTAATAGTCGTTACATTACCTACACCACCAAATATGTATGATTTGGCTAAGAAGTTAAATGATGCAATGTGCATTCTTCTACTATTAAAATCACCTTCATATCTGTCAGTCAGATTGTTTGAAACCATTACGATTGGAATGTTTAATTTTTCTCCACCCTCTGTAAGTTCAATCTTTATCATATGATCCGGAACAAAGAATGGCATAATTTGCTCAACAATTTGCAACATGTCATCGATGTGCCTTGTGTAGACAAAGAGATTTATTCCAACATTCACAGGTTGTTCGTTGGCTATTTGTGATCCAGTGTTTGTGCAATTTCCACCAGATTGATTTAATGCAATTGATGAAGAAAATCTTGCACGCCTTCTTGATGGATCTGGAAGAATTGTATTAACATGATAACTTATTCTTGGCAACTGATTTTCAATCCTTGTTCCGTCAGTGATTGAAGATGGATTCAAAAGTCTTTGAATAAATTTTTCTTGTGATGCATATGTAATAGGAACTCTTAAAGTAGTATTTGGATCAGTACCACTGTTGTCGTGAGAAACATAAATGTTGTTAAACAAAGTTCCAAATCCCACCACTAATCGTCTTAAACTTTTATTGTAGTAGTATCCAAACATGGTTTTACCTCATTTAAGATGTGCAATTATTTGCGGGATTGTTTTCGTCAAATTCATACAATGCAGCTTCGGTATCTAAAATATCATTGATTCCAGCAGTAGTTCCAAGAATGTTGTTTCTCGGTATCATTGTTGCACCAGTAAACCCAAATGTGGTTGTGTATGGCGAGTTTACTGCGGGACTTGGTGTTGCAATCTTTTCGTAACTGTATGTGAAGAGTTCTGCGGTTATCTGATAGGAATAAAGTTTGCCCAATGGGTATAGGGGGTTTTCGTGTTCTACAAAGTTTATTTCAAACAATGATTTTGAAAGAGGAAAATAAATCAAATCCCCTTCTCTTGGTCTTATTATTGTTGGGTCTACGTTTGTAACCTGCTCTTTGAATCTTCTCCGAGCCATCAATAAAGATATTTTATCTTTGATTTCAATGCCAAACTGTGTAACGATATCAGTTCCTTCAAATCCTTTGTAAGATTGAATATACATTTCTATGGTATATGTCTTGTCAAAAAAAGAACTGGGGTCTTCTCCAAATAGTCTGTCTATGTTTAGAGCATTTCTGGGAACATACAAGCAATCTTGACCAACTCCTTGAATCAATTCAACGGTGATATCCTCAACTAAATTTTGTTCAGGATTGTATGAAGTTAAATTAATGTACGGATTGATTGCCATTTTTATCCAATCAATGGATCCACGGGGAGTTCGTAGTTTCTCAACAATGTATTTTCTATTTCAGTTATTTCTCGGACAGCATCCTGCATTATGGCAGGAGCATTCAACTGAGCCCCACCAGGTAATGGAACCCCTGCAAACTTCATCAAGTTTTGTGCCCATTGTTTTTTTACCAAGGCTGCAAAATATCTTTGAAACAACCGATCTTGCCAAACTTTTTCAAATTTATCAGAATCAATTTTTACATAGGCTTCAACCAGAAGATATGATTTACCTTCAAGGTTGCTGTAATCAGTATCCAAAAACAATCTTTGCGTTGTCTTGGTGTATGTGTAAGACATCGGATAATTGAATACATCATTTATCAACTTAACATAAGACATGGCTTCCATGTAAGCAGCCATTGGTGCCGAAGGATACCCTGATTGATTGAAATAAAGACCGAAGAAATCAAAGAGAGTCATTTGGTATCTAAGATCAAACATGTAATCACCGACTTGGTTGTCAGCGGTATAAACCTTAGATATGGAAACAATGTCTTGGCCAGTTGGATAATAAGAAGTCGCTCCACTACTATCAGTTCTTATTTGAGCGCCCAAAGCAGGTCCAAAGGTGCTTACATCGAAGTAATTCCGTGCAATGTCTTGTGGTTGCATTTGATAGGCAAACAAAGCTCTTTGATTGAAGTCAAAGTGCCTTTCTTCCATGTATCTGAGGGCTTCCTCCAAGCGATCCTCAACTTGCTGAGGATCTACGTTTATTTGGACAACTGGAGCACCTAAAGTTCTTAATGTGTAGTCAATAAATTCTTGACGGGTGGTAATTGGCATCTTAGAAATATTTATGAATCTTCAATTACCTTATTTAAGTCTTCCATAATCTTTTCTTGCAAAGGATTCGATCCAATTGTAATTTCAATAAATTGGAGTTGATCCGGGTCAAAATTTTCTATATCTTGTTTTCTGGCCTTGGTTTCCGGTTCATATGCATTTGGATCATAATTCGAAAACCCCGGCATTTTTAATGGACAATCTAATTTTGGATAATCCAGTTTGGAGTAGTATTTTGACTCCTTTATCAACCAAGTGTGGCGATGGTCACCACAACCACATTTACCACAATAATGCTTTCCCTTGATTTTACTAGGTTTTAGATGAATACATGCTGGTATTTCACCATGACCAAAACAAGACAGAGCCCTCAATTTTTTTGTTGATTCATCTATCTTCTTGGAATTAAATCCACGCGATGCGATTGAGGCCGCAAACATCACCATTTTTGAAAACATCAGATCTCCCCATAAATAATGCTCATCCCGGCAGGCAACACATGTTCTTCTAGGAATGGTCTAAACTGCTTTAGTCTTTCCGAATTTGCACTGGTAGTGTTTACTTGTATGACGGCTGCATTCACAGTAAAAACGTCAACGGAATCCCAGTCAAATCCCAAAAGTGTGCAGATCAAATATTTTATTGATTGGGGTGTTCCCTTTTCATTAAAATAATTTGCATCCGAATTAATCAAAAATTTTCTTATATTTGGTAATATGGAAGCATATGGTTCTTGAGAAAAGTCCACACCGGGAAAATAAAAATCAGCATAGGCTTCCAGAAATTTTGCATTTGTTTTCAATGGATATCGAAGTGTCTCCCAGTTTAATTGGGCACCATACCCGTATTCCAAAGAAAATAACCAACGAAGATAGTTTTTGATTATTGGAACAACCAAAACTGTATCTGGTTCGTTTGCATAGGCATCCATTATCCATGATGGAAATAGTGCTCTTACGGCAAGATTGTCACCAAACCAGTAAGAATCATCTATATCATAAAAATCTGAACCGTAGAGCGCTTTGGCTCTTTCAATCAGGTATGAAATTTTTACCTGTTCAGAAACAGGCTGATTGTTAAAAAATAAAATCATTGCTTGTAGACCACGGATATTCCAACAGGAACACGATTTGAGATATAATCAATCAATTGTGCTTGTTCGGCAAAACCAAGACCATTTACGTATATCTTTACTTGGCCGGGAAGAATATCGTTTCCAACAGTTATATTGGCTTCCTCTTCCGTACCGCTGATACCGGAACTCATGATTGCATTCTTGTAATCTCTCACTGTAACACATCTCTCTTGACCAGTTGCTTTGAACAACAGAGATGCCTTTGCAGTTTTCATTGAAATTTCATTGTATCCACCATTCGGTGTTGCGGATGTACCAAAAATTACATTTGATGGAGCACCAATCGTACCGTTATTTCCCAATGAGCCATTGCTTATAACTGCCTTTACAATTACTTTGCTGGAAGTTGTTATTTGTCTTGATGATGCAAAGTTGTTGGTAACAACATAACCTTGAGGACCATTGATTACAGAAAAATGAGTGTTGTTCTTGGTGGTGATTGTGTTTGCTTTGTCAACTCGCGTCCATTTGGTTGTTACATTTGTTGCAACGTCTGTTTCATAAAATCCAATGGTATCCGGATTTACGCTATAAGGCAGTTCACAAGACTGGGTGGTAAAATCATAGTTTGTATAAAATACGACTTCCAAACCAGAATAAAGATTTATGGATTTTGAAGTGTTTGCTGGTATTGATTCAATGTTGTAAAAAAACAAATCGGCACCATTTGTAGCAGTACCTTTAAATGCACTATATTCATCAAGTGCAGTTGTTACGGTAACAGTACGATTGCATGAAGCCGATTTGGTTGGAATGACCAACACTGAGCTGTTTGAGGCAATTCCCAGCAAGGATTCCATTACTGTTGCGGTAGTTGCAAAGCTGTTGATAAACCCATATTGTGCATAGACACCATTATAAGCAGTAGCAGTGCACAATATGTTTAACAGCATATTTACTGCACTTGCTTGATTTTGAAAATCTAAATTTTTTAATTCTTCTTGTTGTTGTAAAAAAGCAACCATTGAAGTTTTGATGTCATCAAAATCCAAGGAGGCTACATTTAAGTTTTTTATGTTATATGTCATCAGATTGGGACCTCTATAAAGCAACTCATTTGATTTTGAAATTTGATTCCATCATAAAAACTGAATCGAACCTCAAATTCCATTTCTGTTTCTGTACGAGAACGAAGAAAGACTTTGACATTCGTAAGTTTTCCTAATGCTGCCTGAATGTATGAAGCCAATTCAAATTCCAAAGTTCCTACATCATTTGTTCCAAACAAGTAACTGTAATAATTTGAACCCAAATTCATGTTTGAAACAACTTCATTTTTTTGAGTTTTTAGGACATTTTCTATGTACTGAACATAAGCATTGTAACCACTGACCATTGAAATGTCTTTTTTGGTCGTTGTGGTGTTTACTGGTTCAAGAAATATAGAAAAATCTCTGGCTATCATACCAAATATTTAGATCAAGGATAATCAGACGCAAATGTGCCTCCTGCAGTGGCAGGAGTGGTATTTTGTGGAATCTGAGACAGTGCAAGTGCTGTTTCATGTGTTCCAGAATTTGTGACAACATGCTTTACACCAATTATGTAATAATGACCATTTAACAATGATTGACCTGGATAATAGGGATAACCGCTTGCAGCATTTACATTCAGGAATACCAATTGCCCTATCTTGAGATTGAAATCACCAGCAACGGTAATATTCATTTTTTTTCCATATTTTAAACCATCCAAAAATTCTGCACGCCGAATTGGAGTTTCTTTTGGTGTATTCCAGAATGTGGCGACATTTAATCTTAATTTTACATAAGCATGAAAATCTGGACCAAGATCGGGGCATGTACAACTAAATGGTGCCGAAGGTGTGCCCCAAAGACAACCTAGCCACGATTCACCCAAATTGGATACAATTTCTTCACATTCATATTGTGGTTCATCCAAATATAAGTCAATAGGAGCAAAAATATCTTCTATTCCACTTGCTGGTTTTGTAGCCCCCTTCCAAAGATCTAAAATATACGCCGAAGGCCCAGACGGCCCAGCGGATCCAGATGTCATACCTTTTATAAATCCAATTTTTTCTGCTATATTCTTTACGCTTGGAAATCTATCAAAACATTCAGCAAATGTATCTGGTGATCCACATAAGCCTCTGGTAATAGTAGAATTGGCACAACCATATGCAAATTTTGAATTTGGTGCATAGAAAGCGCTCTTTGAGTCTGTGGATCCATATGTTACTATTTGTTTTGACATATTATGGTGTTCCTGAATCACAACATCCGTCAACTACGTTTTCTGCTATAAAATAATACAAAACATTTTCACCATCAGTATATTTACATATTTTAGCGATGTGATAAATGTCTCCACCAGTTCCGGGTGTAAATGTGCTTCCCGATTCACCGATGGGTCTATAATTAAAACCACTGGGCAAACAAGAAGGAACCCAACCGGGTGCCAAATAATTTCCTGTTATTCCACGTTCATTAAGATTTATAGCCCAAGTCTCATCTTGAGTTGGAGAAGATGCCAAACCCAAAGGTTTCCAATTTTCAATTTGATGAAAGTAAATTCCTCCACATGCACCAGACGCACCAGACGCACCAGATGCACCAGATGCTCCAGAACTTCCAGAAAATTGCAATTCATTCCATCTATAACGATATATATTTGCCCCTGATGTGCCTTTAGTTGAATCTAATTCATATCTAGTTAATGCAGCAAAGAAGCAATTTTCTCCAGTTTGTTTGCCCATGCAACACAAAACATAACTAACAAAATTTTGTAATTCTATTTTTCTATATAACTCTAATTGTTTTTGTGCTCCAGAAAGACCCTTTATAAATGAATTATATCTGCCGTTAATGACTTTTTGTAAATTTGTATTTACACCAATAATTCCACCAGCATCTGGATAATTTGGATCTAGTGGAGTAAGATCAAACATGTTTTTCCACATTTCAGTGTTGTCAACATAGGGCATATATCCAGAAGAGCCCATCAAATTCATATTTTTATATGCTGAATCAGTTCCAAACACTTGTCCTATGTGAGTTAAATGACTAACATGATCCATGGAGTCTAGATCATCATAATAACCCCAGTGATTTGTATAGTGCAATTGATCTGATCCCGGAATTGCAGTCACACCCGAAGCTCTAGTTACTAATTCAATATTATATCTTTGCCCCTCATCTTGGTATTGATATGACAGATCGGAGTAAATTCGTAAATCTTTTTGTCCATTGTCCGCACACAAACCTGGTGGCAAAACATCCAATACCTTTGGAGTTTTTCTGATGTAATAATAATTTTTTGATATGAATTGATATGCTGGATCTGTATTGAAGAAATAAATTTTTCTATACAGTTTTCCTGGATCTATTCCAGAACCTGCTGGTGGTGTCATTTTTTGCAAAACAGCCTCACCATCATATATACCAAAATTTCTATTGTTTGTATAAACTATTCCATCTACAACTGTAGTGGTGGGTTTGTCTATATTTCCAAAAGAAGAATCGGATCTTATGTTATTGTCATATTCAAATGATTTAAAATTAACTGTTCCATCAAATTCAGTCCAAAACATGTAATTTGGAAGCCTACTTAGGCCATTTATTGCATTTGTAGTAAGATAATTTAAGTAATTTAAAGCATTGTCCGATACCATTTCTTCACGTGAATCGATGGTATTAATTGGACGATATAAAACATAGTTTGCAGTAGGATCATTATATCCACCACTATAGCCAAAGAAACTAGATTTCACTCTTGCAACAAAATCATGAATAAATTCTACTGATGGTTTTTTGTTTCCCAACAGTTGGTTTAAAGAAGTCTGTTGTGCTTTTTTGTAATAGGTGTTTGTAAAATATATGCCAACAAAGTTCTCTTCTGTTTCCGATGCTGCGTTGTTTAAGTAACTTACGCTAGTAATATCTAAATTCCATACATTAGAATTAAAAAATTCAACGTAAATTTTAGATATTTCAAATTGTTTTATTCTTGAGACAATGTCCTTTGTATCTCTTACAATCAAAACGCCATTTGGAAAAATGTCATTGACATTTTCAACAAACTCAATTCTTTCAAATTGACATTCTGTGTTTTGTCTTATGATGTTTAATGGTGCATTTCTATTAGACGCATCTGCTAGATAAATGGCCTTAATAGTAGAATAGGCAGGATTATACTGTGATTGTGTGTTTGCCATTACTCATGAATATTTAGTGGTCACATACAAACCCTTCAAAACACCAATCTGTTCTGGAAGGTAGGCATTTATGTTCTTTGATTGTTGTTCCACTACTTGCACTTCAGTAACATCTGTTGCCGTAGAAGTTGTGGTTGTAGTTGAAGATTTAGAAGATGAAATTTTTGTTTTGCTTGGAGAAACCAGTTCTTCAATTTTTCCTTCTTCTGAAACCTCTATTTTGACAACTTCTTTTGTAGCACTTTTTGTATTTGTTGGATAAAACTGTTTTTGAATCGTAAAGGTTCCACCGGATGTTGGTGATATGATCACAATATTTGAACCAGTTAATCCATTTTGCAAGATGAATGAATATGTTGCACCTCTTTGATCCTTAATGATCATGGTGTCTTTGTAATAATGCACACTTTCAATTATTGAAAGAGGCCCATTCAAGTCAAAATTTCCAACTGACTTATAGGAATATGATCCTCCGCTATTTGCAACATATGGAGCAATGATGCTTCCTTTTGGAAACGTGAATGCTGTTGCGCCTGTTGGTGAATTTGTAATTTTTAAACTTGTCTTTACTTCGTTTTCTTCAATGTAAAGAGTTGTATTTGGAACAGGCAAAGTAAATGGATTGATTGTTTTGTTTGCCAATACAAACATCCAAAAAGAATTGATGTCAGAATAAACCGTATATGCTTTTTCAAGAAGAGTCGATTTGCTATCAATTGTTACGGGAGAAACATTGATATTAGCCAGATTTGGATCAATGTAAGTAAAAAAATCAGATATGGAAAAAGTTCCAATAGTCGATTCAAATGGCTTTGATGGAATATTTGCAAAATATTTCATGATTATACACTAGGTCCAAAAACTGCGTAAGAAATTTCCGATTTGGACAAAATTTGCCCTTGACCATATTCTGTGGGTATTCCAGGGGCATATGTTCCGGTTTCAAATTCAGTAAAGAGCAATCCAAGGAGAGTGATTGAAGATGCACCGTTTGGGAGATATCGTACCACGCTGTCAGCATCATCGTTCTTTTTTACAAACACATTTTGAAGAACACACACCAATGGCTCTCCAAGCCAATTTGCAGTTAGGTTTCCCTCACCACCAAATGCAGGAACGTTTCCTTTAGTAACGGCCATAGTCCAAAGACCTTGTGGATAAGTTCTTTCAGGCAAATCTGCAACCTGTGGATAAGATGCTTTTCTAAATGATCCAACAATTTGTTCTACATTCAATGATTCTTGTGGAGTTTTTGGAACAAAGATATATTGAAAGAAATATTGTTTTCTTCCTTCAGATACCATCGTGGCTTCAGCTATATTACTAAATCTTCTGTAGGTTGATGTGGCAAACATTCTTTCATGGAAGAAAAGCATCGGTTGCAACATTCTTGACAACATCTGAACACCACCTTCACCAAACATGTTTCCACCCATATTGGCAACACCAGCGCGAGTTAAAATGGGTCCAACGGGATTGTTGTTGCTTTCACCGAAGTTGTGTTGAATTTGATATCCCGGCTCCTTTGGCATGGGAAGTTGAATGTGAATTTGAGCCCGGTCAACCACTCCTGCGCGGGTTCTTTCACTATTTTTTAATGAGTAAGGTGCAGCGTAAAAGTTCAACCATAATGGTTGTTCTTGTGCATATATTCCCAATGGATACTGATATCTTGAAGCCATCTCTATACTATTTAGATAAAATTACCTAAATATTTTTATGGCATATAAGACCAAATTTACACCCGCAAACAAGGAAAAGTATGTAGGAGATGCAGGCAAAATAACGTGCAGATCCTTGTGGGAAAGGAATATATGTAAGTTTTGTGATCAAACCCCAAATGTATTAAAGTGGTCTTTTGAAGAAATTATAGTGCCTTATACAAGTCCTTTGGACAGAAAACAACATAACTATTTTCCAGACTTTGTAATTCAATTCAAAAATGATTCTGGAATAAACACTTGGATGGTTGAAGTTAAACCTAAAAAACAAACAATCTTGAAAGAAAATGCATCAAAGAAGGAAAAAATTACTTGGATTATCAATAATGCAAAGTGGGATGCTGCCAAGAAGTATTGTGAAAAAAACAACATGGAATTCAAAATAATCACGGAAAAAGAAATTTTCTCAAATGCCAACACCAATTATTGATATCAAACAATTTTTTGATCGTCATAGTGGACTTCAAAGAGATAATCGTTTTTCAGTGAGTTTTGAAGGATTGCCTCAAGGATTGCCTAGTTTAGGTGAACCTGGAAACAGTTTAAAAACCGCAATGGTTGAAATGGGGACCAGAGCAATAGATACTGTAGCCGACAATTTAATTGGCTATGGACCCGGAAGAATGATTCCCCGGTATCAAAAGTTTCCCGGTGGTGTATTGCTAACTCTACCAGTAACAAACGATCATCATGCGACAAATTTTTTCAATGCTTGGTTCAATCTTCTTTATGGTGGTGGGAGATTGAGGGGAGCTCTTTCAACACCATTTCAATTGACATGGTATCATGAAACAATATACCCAACAAAAATGATTGTTGATGCCTTGGACCCAAATGGAAATGTCAATCGCAAATTTACATTTTTTGAAGTGTATCCAATGGAAACAATTCCATTTCAATTTTCAATGGAAAACAACAATCAGTTTTTAAAATATAGTATTTTGATGAACTATAGAGAATTTTCAATGAGTGAGCAATTAAATGCCTAATACAAATATATTCGATAATATTAACAACTTTATTCAAACGTATGAAACAACTTTGCCCTTTTCTCAAAAAAAGGTTTCATTCAGACCCTTTAGAGTAAAGGATGCCAAAGTACTTGGTCTAATTCTTCAGGAAGACAATAAAAAATTGGCTTTCAAAAACATGGTAGAATTGTTGAAAAACACAACTACCGAAGCTGAGATTGATGATCTTTGTTTAGCCGATGCAGAATACTTATTCCTGCAAATAAGATCCAAAAGTGTGGATGAAATATTGAACTTGGTATATCAAGAAGAAAAAATACAAGTTCAAATTGCAGACATAAAGTATAGAAATCAAGTTGCAGAACAGGAAATTTCAATAGGTCCAAACATTTCTTTGGTATTGAAAACACCAACTGTAAAAGATTTGCTAAGACTTGAAACATTTGATAAACAAGAATATGGTAAAGCCTGCATTGAAAAAATTATAGCAAATGGTGAAATATACAAACTAAACAAGTTTGTTACTGATGACATAAAATCAGCAATAGAAAATCTTCCTCTTTCCGTATTATCAAAAATAGATGTATTTTTGAAGAAACAACCAGAACTTTACATCAACTTGCAGTTGACTGATGAACAAAAGGAGGTGTCTGGTCTTTTAAATTTTTTTACCTTTCGGTAAAGTTTATTGATCTGAGAGATTATTTCAGCACAAACTTTACCATGATGAATAATTTTTCTTGGTCTTTACAAGACATAGAAAATATGGTTTATTGGGAAAGAGAAATCTATGTTAAGTTAATTGCAGAGTTCAAACAGAAAAAAGAACAGCAAATGATGGAACAGATGTACAGACAAAATTACAATAGCCTATGAACGAAGAAAAAGAACAAATTACAGAAAACAGATTCTCTTTGGATATGCAAACAGAGATTCAGGCAATGACTCCACTCATTGAACCTGATCCATTATTGCCTTCTGATATCATAAACATACTTCCTAGTATTGAACTTTCGGAAAGCGTTCCATTTACTGCAACCGAAATAAAAATAGGAAGTGCTGCAAAAGCACAGTTTGCTGAAATTAGTGGATTAGACTATTCTGTAACTGATACAGAAATGCTGACCAAGCAGTTTAGTGGTATGGAAACCAAAATCAAAGAACTTCAGGGTGGGTTTCAGGATTTGTACAACAATGCAAAAAATCCAAATTTGCCAAATAGTGAAACAGATGATTTTGAGGAAAGACCAACCACCGAACCAAGAAACTTAATCTTTGATGAACGGCGTACCAAAATGAGTGGGCCACCAAGTTGGGCGTAAATAAAAAAAGCCCCCTTTCGGGGGCCTTTTTCAATCGTTCTCCATTTCGGAGAAGTACTGCAGAGGATCTTTCTCTTCAACATTTTCCACAACTGAAGATTCCTCCACATCGTCTTCGATGCTCTTGGACTCAGTAAACTGAGCGCGAATATCGTCACCGACAGACTTCTTGAACCGAGCATTCAGTTCGTCAAAGCTCTTGAACTGGCTCTTGTCCACAAACGGCTTGAGGGGATATTGCTTCTTCCATAGCTCCTCAAGCTTCTTGTCATCACCACCGAGAAGTGGTGCTGGGGTTGCAAACTCGCTGCGATCATAGTTTACATACCCACCGACATTACGGATCTTGATCTTAAAATCCGCACCTGTCCAGAAGTTGAACGGATCAACCGCAACCTCATCCTGAAACTCAGGATGGGCGAGGCTCTGAATCTTCTGGAAGATCTTCGTTCCATACTGGTAGAGAAAGACCTTGCCCTTGTTTTCAGGGTTTGCAGGATCTTCAACGACCAAGATATTGGAAATATAAGTCAACTTGCGCTTTCTCTGACGAGCAATGTTCTTGTCGTCTTCTACGCCACTGTTCCACAGTTCTGTGTTTGCGGCACAGACTGGGCACTTTTCGCCAATCGTAGTAGGGCAGTTCTCGTAGAACCACCCACCCTTGCCCTTAAAGGTATGACTATAGACAGCCACGAAGGGGGTGTCCTCTCCTTCGACTTCGGGAAGAAAGCGGATAACAGCGTATCCGTTTCCAGCCTTGTCAATTCCCGGCTTCCAAAGCCGCTCATCCTTGTAACTCTCCTTTGCGTTCATCTTCTCCAAACGCTCAGAAAGTTGTGCGACCGAGTTCTTACTCTTCTTTTTAAAATCTGAAAAATTTCCCATACTGTTCTTTCCCCAAGGATCTACCTTGGCCTAAATGACTGACAGATTATACAAGCAACTCCAGGTCAGTCAACTGGAAGTTTTTTGTTTTTGTTCTTTTTCAATAGATGCAAATTTTTGGCTTCCTGTTCAATCTTCTCAACAAGAGGCTTTGTCAAAAGTTTGCCAGCAGCAACAGGATCAAGATTCATCTCTTCTGCGAGTTCAAGAACACAATCCATAAACGATAGATTGGTACTTAAAGTTCGCTCTATCACCTTGTTTGAAAATTTTTCCTTTGCTGTATCGTCTATATACATGATTATACTATATGTCGTAATAACAAAAAAGCAATAATTGAATCCATCTAAATATTCTAGAACTATTTATACCACTTTAAGGAACAAAAATGGCATTTGACTCAGATCCAAACGTACTAATTGAATCAGGTGGAAACACCTTCAATGTAGCAACAGACGCAGTTGTGTTCTCCGGTGCAACTTCGCACTTCCAATACATGAAGTTGGCATACGGGCCTACTGGCTCTGTTTCTATCGTAAGCAACTCTAACGGTCTTCCCGTCAGTGTAATTGGAGGAGGCATTACAGCCAATCTAGTGGGCTTTTGTGGTGCTGTACAAGGCATTCCCGGTGGAACTCCGGTAACCGTGAGTGGAACCGTATATGCAACAGGAATCACAAGCGCACCAGTTTATGTCAGAACTTCAAGTGGTTATCAAATAGAAATTACAGGTGGAACACCGCTATCAAGAATCAAGGATTCTATTTCTGTTTGGGGTCCAAATGGAACCACTTGGGGTTACACAAATTTAGTAAATTCTTCAGGTACTGAAATTGGAAATGTGAGTAATCCTCTCTTTGTTCAAATTTCTGGGGCCACAATTAATGCAGTAATAAACCCAACCGTAGGTGTAACCAACTCAGGGGATGCTCTGAGAATTCAAGGTTCTAGTGGTGGTCAACCCGTTCCAACAACTGTAGGTAATACCGTTGGAATCAATGACAGCGCATTGTTGGCTGGATTGACAGGACTATATGCACAACTGGTGTCATTGAATCTTGGCTTGGCAACTGCTATGCCAACAGGATTTAAGACTGGACGCACAAGTTCCATCTATCCCGCAGTACAACAATTAGATTCTGGTTACACTTGCGGAAAAGGCGTAACAATCAAAGCACTCTCAACAAACACCGACTTCATTTATGTCGGAAACAGCGGAGTCTTTGTTGGTTCATCAACAGGCCATGCTCTTGATCCTGGCGATCAAGTATTCATGACAATTGATAACATCAACAAGATCTATGTAAGTTCAGCAAGTGCAACACAGGTAGTGACCTTCATCGCATCATAAAATGCCAGTTTTTCCAACTCTAAATTTAGTAAGATCATATAAAAATTATGGTATTTCTGTGTATGGAAATACATATGATCCTGTTTTTCAAAAAGGTTGGTTAAACTCAGCACCAAATATTTTAATTCAGGGAAATACATGTTATCTGGATTATTCTCATACGTACAATACTTCTGACAGATCTTTTCTTAAAAAGACTTTTGGTGTTGTTCCTGTAGGAACAACCTTCAATATCAGTTCTGTGCAATACTACGACAATAAAACAGAAACAAAAAAGACACTTTTTGGTACTTGTTTGTACCAATCATCTTTGAATGATAACAAAATAATTGTCGGAACAATTGTTTCCGGTCTTAGTGGAGACACTGCTTATAACTTCTACAATAGAGAAAACTTTTTAGCCTCCCCACAATACACTTTTACATACAGTGGTAGCACCAGCTTTAATTACATACTAAACTCTCTTCCTAATGTAAATCAAACAAATTTTGAAAAGATGGGATTTATAGGAAGTAATTTTGGGTTTGAAGAATATGTAGAAATAATTGGTGGAACTGGTTTGAATTTTGGAAAACTAAAAGTAAGTGCCCTATCATCACTAAAGGATGGAGAAGAAGTTCTTTACTTAACCGGAACAGCACAAAATCAAACACTTATCACAACACCAACTGTAGTCAATATGTACATCAGAGGTGCTTCTGATGTAGACGAGATTCAAAAACCAAAGAATCTTTTGGGGATTTACAGAATTCATGATGAATCAAACAATCTCATAAATTGTTTTGAAAATCAAAATGAATATCAAACCTTCCTGCGCAAGCAATCATTGGGCGCAACCCTAAGTGGATATTGGTCACAATGTCAGACATGCCCAGACATGGCCTATGGCGAAGATTTTATTGGTGATGATTATACTTCTAATCTTCTTTTTGATAATCAAGTTTATCTTTACATCAGAACAGATACAACCACTTCTTTCCCAGACTTTGTACCAGTCACCAGTAATTTTGTTTTGACACAGAGAAACTATTCGGGTGATCCCCAAAATGCTTCTAACTTGACATTTACAATAACGAATGGATTGAAGATAGATTTGAGCCACGCTTCATTGCAGAATTGGAACTTTGATCTCTTTGTCGATCCTTCTTATACACAACCACTAATCAATAGTTTTGTTAAAAGTGGTGTACCCGGTTACAACAATGCGTTTGTATTGATTCAAAAGACGGAAAAAACTCCATCAAGATTGTATGGAAGATTTACTGGACCATCTTTCCTTCCAGTTACAATACAAATATAAAAGAACCCCGATTGCTCGGGGTTCTTTAGTCCAACAACTACTATCAAAAATTTAGCGAGTTCTGTTTCGCATCACACGGTAATAGGAGCGGCCATTACGGACCTCTCGGATTACGGTGTAGTTCATGTCGAAGCGGTCAAATGCCTCGCGCAGATCGTGCATAGTTGCACGCATGTTCTGCACACGGAAGCGCTTACGAGCCACGCCAGCCGTAAGAGGCGAACCGGAACGCATAAAATCAAACACTCTCTGAATCTTCGTCGGACGATCAACTGTAGTAATTTCCATAAAACTTTCCTTTCTTAAGAAGTTGCTAAACTATACACCCTAATCCTTGACTGTCAAGGAATTCCCTAAATAATATGGACTGAGGAGTCGCCTATGAACACTAGGAACCATCAGTTTGTCAGTCATGTGAAACAACATCTGGCACAGTACGGTATGCGGCTAGTAATAGGTCGTGGAAAATTGTTAAATTGTGGTGGCTACCGTTGCGAAGGTTATTTTTCAGACAAAGAAAAAGTTATTAAAATTGCAAGGCATGGAACAAATTTTTTAGAAACTTTGGTTCATGAATATTGTCATTTTTTGCAATATCTCAGCAACTCAAAAATTTACATCAAATCTGACAAAGCAATTTTGATGGTGGATGCTTGGTTTGCTGGTCAAAATTTTAATCAAGAAAAACTTCGCAAGGCATTTTTTATAATTCGTGCAATGGAGCGTGATTGTGAAAAACGAGCAATTAGAATGATCAAAAAATTTAACCTTGAAATAGATACCAAACTCTATGCCAAGAGAGCTAATTGTTATATCTATAGTCACTTCTTGATGGAGAAGACTCGTAAGTTCTACGCCTACAAGAAGAGCCCTTATAGGAGTCCCTTGGTGCTTAAAGTAATGCCATCATCGATGGCAGTCTTGAGTCACCGCAGCATTCCACCAAAAATTTATTCTATGTTGGAATCATTCACTATCTGAGACTTTAGATACTTCGACACAAACTTTTTGAACGGTTGGTCGCCGTAAGGCCATCTGTCATCTTCAGCCAAAAACTTGTAGTGAACCAAAGCATCCAAATGTTCATCAAGCATTTTTAGTGTCACATCGTCAATACACCACTTAACTTCATCATCTCTATTTTGTGCTGGTGCTTCTGCAGCATTGTGTTCTGCTACAGCAAGATCTGCAATCTTTGCGATGTTCCCAAGAATCTCCAATGACTTGGCGCATTGATAAAAAAGATCCCGCTTTACAGGATCTTCTTCTTTGCGAGCCAAGTTTCTTACTTCGTAAACTAGCTCAGGGATTTTCATGATTGTCTCCTTACGACAGTGTGAGGAGATACTTGGTCTTTTGTACCAACGCAAGCATCTCATCCTTAATATTTAACAACGAGGAATGGTTGGTTTCTTTGGGGAGTTCTTGGTTCAGGTAATCCTCAAACGAATTCAATACGGAGTTTGTAGAGATTCTGGAAGGTCCGTTTAGACGCAGATCCGTGACTTCCTTGATATCGTCTTTTCCATGAACACCGAAATAAGTCTCGGCAAAGTTGTCGATCATTGGATCCAAAGCTTCATATAATTGACCTAAAGCCATATGCTCGGCATAAGAAGGCGTACCCCAGTGATGGAGTTTGATTTCGTTTTGAAAATTCATTAGTACTTTAATGCATGACATGGTATATTATTTATCTTTCTCAAAAAGGTTCTTTACCGAAGTTGCAACTCCCTTTATAGAATCTAAAGTATCGGCAACCTTAAATCCTTCTCCCTTCTCAACACCCCATTTGTTTTTGGGGCAGGAAACAGAAGGCATATACAATTTTTGAGACAATCCTGCTCTTGGGTTGCCTACAACACATCCACACCCACCTTTGCACCAACCAATAGATTCTACTTCTGGATTTGTGTTAACTCTGTATTCACATGAAAGACATATATCTTTTCTTTTTTGAAATATTTCTTCCGATACCTTTCCACCAAACATTTGTGATATTTCTGCTTTGGTATAATTAATTGTTTTTTCAGCGACAGAAGGCGAATTAATTTGTTCAGTTTGTTTTACTGTTATTCCAACAATTGACTCTCTTTTATCACACTTCAAACACTGTGTAGGCTCTGGATTTTCAAATACATTCAAAGCACATGTTGTTTTGCATGTACTGTTATCAACAGACCAATGCTTGCAATTTATATGCTGGGAAGTCCTTTTTGCGTTGGTTGTTAATTGACAATTATAATAAGTGTCCAAAAAAATTTTAGCATTCTTCATAATTAACCTATACTAACAGTTATTTTTTCTGTACAAGAAATAAACGGATCCCCCAAAGGTGTAGAAATTGGACAAGGATTAGGAAATTCTTGACAAGTAGCATAACCACTAGAATCACCAAGAGGAAAAATTATACCGGGTGGAATAGTACCATTTAATTGTGATATTAAAGATTCTGGCATTGAACATAGATTAAACACCGGAGCACTTGGATCTGGTGAAATAGTTCCTTTTTGGAAGATAGGAGTATTCATTGTTACTAAATTGTAAATACCCCACATACAAGTCAACAGTGCTGGACCCTCTCTGCTGCTAATAATAAACGGTGAAGTGCATTCACATGGAACACTACTACATATTTGAGTCTGTGAAAAATAACAGACTGGGGTGCCACCAAATGGCATTCTATAGATATATGTTCTAGGTTTATACCAACGTTTTTCAATAAAAGCAGTCGGGGTTTCTATACTTTCTACAAATGCAAACATATCAGGATCTGGTGGTTGAACA